AGTGTTGGTCCCCGAACAACAGCGCGGACAAGACCATCGAGGTGTTTATCTCTCCCAAGCGCGCCGAGTCACTGGACGTGCTGGGGGACGCGGTGCACGAGTTGGTCCACGCGGGGGTGGGGCTCAAGGCTAAGCACGGGCCCATCTTCAAGGCAGCGGCGCACGCGATGGGGCTCGAAGGCCCGATGAAGTCCACGGAGTGGAGCGACGCGGGTAAGGTGGACATCAGCGCGCCGCTGCTCGCCAAGCTGGGCCCGTACCCGCACGCGATGTTAACCGGGCGCTCGTCGCTGGGCCCGAAGCAGCCGACGCGGCTGCTCAAGGTGTGGTGCCCGTCCTGCGAGTACACGGCGCGCATTACGAAGAAGTGGCTCGACGTAGGCGTGCCGCTCTGCCCGAACGGAGACTGCGAGGCATTCGGCGACGAGATGCAGCACGATCCGAAGTAGTTGACAACGCGGCCCGGGTGCGACTAGACTCGGGCCGCATCTTTTCCTTAACAGAGGAGACATGAGCATGGAAACCGGACAGACCTACATCCAGAAGAAACCCCGCAGCGGCTGGAACGCGCAGACGTACTACGACTTCGACGGCGACCGCAAGCTGTGCCTGCACACCAGCAAGTGCGAGCAAGGCGGCATCAGCACGTTCGCCACCGTGGCGCTGCACAAGGACGGCTTCACGACGTTCGCACTCTTTTACGACTACGGCAAGACGGTTCTGCGCTCCGGCGTGAAGGCGACCGAGAAGGGTGTCACCACGCTGCACGCCGAGGCGCAGGCCATGCTGCCGCAAGTCATCGCCGACGCGAAGGCGCACTACGCGGCGAAGGGCGGCTACCACGGCGAGAAGAAGGTGGCAGCATGAGGGCCCTGACCATTGGCGGCGTGGGTACCGCGCTCGAAACGCTGCGGATACTAGTGCACCACCATAACATGGGTGGCGGTCCGAAGCTCACCGTGATCGGCGAGGCCAGCTTGGGCGAGGACTACAAGCCGTTGCCCGAGGCCGCCCCCTCCCGGTCCAAGCGGCCCACGCTGGAGCAGTACCGGCTCGCCGCGCGCCGCATTTACCATGAGGAGGGGAGCGTGGAGGTGGACGACCGCGCGGTCGTATCCGAGCGGGCACCCGGCGGCGACGCGGGCCGCTACGTGCAGGCGTGGGTGTGGGTGTCCGACATGGAAGCGCGGCTGCTATGACCCACCGGGGCTGGACCGTCACCTATCACGCCGGGCACCCTGTCACTGGTCAGTGGCGGGCCCGGCGCTGGGGTGTGGGCATGTGCGCGGGCGACAAGGCATCGCTGCTGCGGATGATCGACGCGCGATGACCTTCATCTGGCCCCGGCGAGGCGCTACCGCATGGGAGGCACAGGTGGGCCACTTCTACGCCCGCTGGTGCTTCCTGCGCGGAGGCGGATGGTGGAGCGGCTGGTTCTGGTGGGCCCAGCCGCGCAGATGGTGGCTGAGTTGGGAGGAATGGTATTGACATTTAAACGTCCTCGCCGCCAACGCAGGGCAGCGCGCCGCCGCGCTAAGGTGGACGCTGCCCTGCGCACTAAGTCGCAGAAGCTCCGGGCACGCCTGCCAGTGCGTGAGCGGCACCTCGCCCGAATCAAGCACGAGCGCCGCATGCGGGCCCACGCCACGAGCGGGCGCTCGTTCCCTTACAACTGGGCGTGGAACTGGTAGGGCTTGACACCCCCACAGTTAAGGCGCATCATCCGCAGTTAACTGAACAGGGAGGACAGATGGACCAGCAGATCAAGGTAGGGCCGTTCGAGTGGAAGCGCGACGACCGCAGCGGCGACGAGTGCTGGGACTTGGTGCAGCCGGAGGGCGCGAGGCTCACGCATTGGGCGGTGAAGAACTACGGCGGCAAGCCGAACGACCGCAGCGGCTTCAGCGGCTGGCGACTCGTGAGCGGCGGGCCATTCTGCACTGTCGGGGGCTGGACCTCGCGCGAGGAGGCCATGCTCGGCGTTATCCCGTGGTTGATGGAGCGGCTGCGGAGTGACCTCAAGGACAAGCTAGACGAGTGTGCCCGGATGAAAGCGGCGCTGACCACATTCGAGAACGAACTGAACAGGAGGACCTAATGGCACACGCAACTCACGTCAAGGCTGCACGCCGCCGCTACTCGGAGGACGAGACCGGCATCGACGGTGGGATCAAGAAGGGCCAGTCGTATTACTGGTGGAAGTTCCGGCGCGGAGGCAAGCACTTCAGCCTGACCCCGCCGAAGGCGTCGCAGCTTACGCAGTCCGCGTTCTACGGCACGCTGGCCGACCTTCAGGACCAGATCAACGCGCTGGAGCCGAACGAGTCCCTCGCGGACGAGGTGCCATCCATCGCCGAGGCTGTACGGGAGCTTGGCGAGGAGTGCCAGTCGAGTCTCGACAACATGCCCGAGGGCTTGCAACAAGGGCCGACCGGCGAGCTACTGCAAGAGCGCATCGACGCCTGCGAGTCGGCGGCGAGCGAACTAGAGGCCATCGACCTCGACGCGCCGGAGCCGGAGGAGTTTGAGGCGGACGAGCGTCAGACCGACGAGACTCAGGAGGAACACGACACGCGTATTGCCGACGAGCGCAAGGAGCACGAGGAGGAGCAGGCCCGCCGCATCGAGGAGCACTGGGAGTCAGTGCTCGACGAAGTGGGCGGTGTGGACCTGAGCATCGGCTGACCCATGAAACCCGAACACGTCACGTTGCTCGATTACTACGCCGCCCGCGCACCGGCTGCCCCGTTGTGGGACTTCCCGCTACGAGGGATTGGGAAGCGGCCCGAGGTTATCATCCATAAAAGGGGGTATCCACACGATGACCTCTGCACCAACGAAGCTGAACTCCGCGCCTACGACGAAGCCCGCACGAAGGCTCGACTGGTACAGTGGCCTTTCGTGTGGGCCAACGCCATGCTCGACGAACGTCTTAACTACCTCTAGGGAGGACCATGCACATCGAAATTGCACGTGATGTAAACGCACTCGGCACCATCCGTTACGACGTGAGCGCAGCCGGGCGCACCACGCATGGCTTCCGTCGCACGCACAACGAGGCCCGGCAGGCGGCGGTGGACGACGGCGGATTCATGTACCTCTGCGGTCGCGCCGAACGCGAGGAGGAGCCGGAGGCCGAACGCAAGCCGCTGCCGCGCCGGCTGCGTGAGAAGCGGGGGTCCGAGTGAACCATCGACTCGTCTTGACGTTTCACCCGCACCACAAGAATCCCGCGCGCTCCGGCGGTTACGGGGTGTACCGCGTGACTGCTTGCACTCCGGAGCCGACACCGGGCGTCCCTCTGGTCAAGATCGTCAGGGGTGGGGAGTTCCTCGGCGAAGACCTTCCGCACCTGCTGGTCCTGTGTACGAAGCGTGCCTACAAGGTGCGCTCGCGCGTGGACCCGCGTAAGGTGCTGGGCCTATGACCACGCGGGACAAGGGCTTCGTAGAGGGGGCAGGGTGGGCGATCCACGTGCTGCGGCAGACCATGCGAGGGTGCGGCGCGCTGCCTTATCTCGGGGATCACCCGGGCACGTTCATCCTCCTCATGGTGTCCATCCTCGGCGCGTTAGCCGGGGGCTGGATCGGGGCGGTCGTCATGCTGGGGGTCTTCGGGCCCTTCTACCTGATGGGGGCCTACGAGCGGGCCCAATACTCCGATCAACTGGTGCGCAATGACGAGTTCGAGGACGACATGTCCGACGCGCCTGCACGTGGCCGGCCTTGCGCCTGCTTCCCTCACGGGAACAGCGGGAACTGCCCGGCCCCGGGGTGTGGAGGGGGCGTTTAAAGCACTGCTTGACAACCTCACAGCCTTAGCATTACACTCTCGGGGTTATTACTCTTAACCTTTCAACTGAATAGGAGGACACGATGACCATCAAGAAGACACTCAGGGCGCAGATCAGCGGTATCCGCAAGGGCCGCGCGATCACCGTCAAGGCGAACCGCAACGTCGCCGCCGTCACCGCGCACCGCGCTCTCGGCAAGGGCAAATATGCGGTGTCGTCCATCAGCAAGACGCAGACCACGGTGCGCCGTCTCGGGTAACATGACCGTCCTCCGCGCATTCCTCGCGCTCGTCCTCCTCGGCTTGGTGCAGTGTGTCACCAACGCACACGCCGAGGAGCCCCGGGACTATGTGGTCTACACGACCGCGTCTTACCACTTCGACCGTAGCGATCAGCGGAACGGGGGTCGGGGGTACAACGAGAACAACGGGGGATTCGGACTGGAGCGCCGGCTCTCCGACACATGGTCCGTGAGCGCGGGCTTCTACGAGAACTCATTCAACCGCCAGACCAACTACCTGTTCGGCGGGTACACCCCGTGGGAGATCGCTACGTGGCGCATCGGTACCACCTTCGGCATCGTCAGTGGTTATGACGATGGCCGGCTGGCACCATGGCTGACCGGCATAGCGACGAGAGACTTCGGTAGCTTCGGGGTGAACGTGGTGTTCGCCCCGGCTGCGCTGGCGCTTCAGTTGAAGTGGCGACTGGACTAGATCAACCAACTTACAAGGAGATCACATGGACCATGATTACCTGCGGGCTCTGAACCGCCGCCCCATCCGGGGGCTGAGGAAGATTATGAACGGTGCCATCGTCGAGCGCACGAAGCTGAACGGCTTCGACCTGAACCAGCCGCTCAAGACCATCGACGGTGACGAGGCGGTCGTCCTTACCGTGAACTCCGGGCACCCGTTCCCCATCGTGGGCGAGGTGCACGACCACAACGCGGATGTCTGCTGGCTCGCCCGCTGGAGCACGACCGGGCGGTATCTCGGCACGCACAATGCGGCGCTCGCACACTCGCTGACATGGAACGTCCCCGGCTTCAAAGGGGTCGGCCTCTACCAGACCTTCGGAGGCGGCAAGCGTGCCGGGAAGTCAACAGCGGTTGCCGGGATGGAGAAAGGTACGTGGCAGGGGTTCGCCATCTACCCGCAGAATCTCAGCAGACCCGACGCTTATCAATCGGGCGCACCGGCTGACCCCCTCGGCGCGATCAAGCTGGACATCGCCGCCGCGAAACGCGCCACGCTGAACGCCGGCCTGAGCCGCATCTACGGCGAGGCGCTGAGCGAGAACTCCCACCTGACCGTGGCGGCTATCGCCCGTCACGTGGAGCGACTGATCGAGGAGGGGCGGCTGTCGCTCCCCCATGGAACCGACGGGATCGAGTTCGATGACCTCACGATGGTCGTGCGGTACCTGTCCACGAACCCGGGCCGCACGACGGCGATGTACAAATGAGGATCGCCAAGGAGCTAAGGGGTGCGGCGGGCTACCGCAATCAGTCCGCCACGCCGGGGATCACGCCGTTCCCGGGCATCCAGCGCATGTACCGGCACCCGGTGTACTCGACGCGCGTCACGACGAAGACTTCCTACGTGCGGCTGCCGATGGAGGACAAGGCGACGAAGGTGCTCACGCGTGTCAAGCACATGGTCGTGGACCGCTGGGGCAAGCCCATCGTGGAGATGGTGACGTTTGCTCCCGGCACCTTGCCGGTGGCCTTCGGCGACGACGGCAAGCCGACGGAGTACAACAAGTACACAGTGGTGCAGCCGAAGGAGCAACTGGTGCCGGTGACGAAGCCGGCGCGACTGGACCCGGCGTGCGCGAAGGCGAAGTACCGGGCGCTCAAGCGTCTCGCCCGGAAGGGACTGCTCCTGAAGACCGGCGCGGCGATCATCGACTCACTCAAGGAGGTGCCGGCATGAAATCGTTCTTCAAAGGACTGCGCAGCATTACCATCCTCGGCGCGCTGGTGATCGGGCTCATGTACGCCATCATGCAGACCGGACAGTTCGACTACGCCGGCCCGCGCTCGACCGTGCACGCGATCTATGGGGAGGCCGAGGCGAAATCGAGCCAAGGCTCCGGCGTGATGATCGCTCCACGCCTGATGCTCACGGTGGCGCACGGCATGACCAATGGGCCCGTCTTCGTGGGTGCGCTGCGCGCGCCGGCCAAGGTGCTCCGGGTGGACAAGGAAAAAGACCTCGCACTCCTCCTCGTGGCGATGGACTGCCCCTGCGCCCGTGTCGCAGCGGTCGAGCCCGAGATCGACGAGCGCCTGCTCGCTATCGGGTACCCGATGAACACCGTCTTGGGGGTACAGGTGCTGACCGAGGGCAGGTATCAGGGTGTCAAAGCCGAGTCCCCATCTGCCGCGATCACGACTCCCTTGGCTCCGGGTAACTCCGGCGGCGGGGTGTTCGCGTGGGACGGCATGAGGTGGTCGCTGGTGGGGATCGCCGAAGGTGTAACGGTGACCCTCCTGCGCTCCCGGTTTCTTCCCTACGAACAGAGTATGCTCTCGCACTTGGGCTCGGCGGTATCCTTCGACGCCATGAAGGCATTCCTGAACGGACGTTCGTCGCTCGAACTCTGGTCTCTCAAGCCGGAGAACATCGAGAATATCCCGCCGTTTACTAAGCCGGGTGACGACGAAGCCGAGACGTGGAACCAACTCGCCAAGGACCTAGCTGAGCTTCAGCGGTTGATCAAGGAGTGGGTCCGAGAGATCGAGGCCCTCCGCTGATACTCGCTGAGGCCGCACTGTGTATGGCCCTCACTGTGTACCACGAGGGGCGGGGGGAGCCCTACGTGGGCCGGGAGGCCATCGCACACGTGCTGCACAACCGCTACAAGAAGAACGGCACGGGGGTGTGCTGGGAGGCGTTCCGCTACAAGCAGTTCTCGTGGACGCTGCACCCCTCGAAGCTGGAGCGCCTGCCGAAGGGCCCGGAGTGGGAGAGGGCCAAGCAGGTCGCCGCGCGCGTACTCTCCCATGCCGCGGACTTCACGGGCGGGGCCGATCACTACCACGTGGTCGGGCTCTCCCCGAGGCCGCACTGGGTGACGCCTAAGCTGGAAGTAGTGGGCCAGTGGGGGGACCACATCTTCTACCGCCCACGCCGCAAGTGAGGTATACTATCGCGCTTGTTCTGCTGCTCGCCGGTTGCGCGACCTGCGGATGGGAACTGGAGTTCACCGAGGATGACGAGGTGCTCGGCGCTTACACCTGCCGATTCTGATATAGGAGGGGACGATGTTCGAGCGCCTGTTAGACCTGCTGATCTCCCTTTGGGACCGCGCTGCTCCCGGTGAGATCATCGACGTGTATGCCGGCGGGGGCGTGCTCCGGCTGGGCAAGTACCACCGCACGCTCGGGCCCGGGTATCACTGGAAGTGGCCCTTCATCGAGCGCGTGGTCGAGGCGCTGACCTGCGAGACCACGCAGCGTATCCCTCCGCAATCCCTGACCACCAAGGACGGTAAGCACGTGGTCGTTGCCTGCATTGTGCGCTACCAGATCAGCGACGTGGAGAAGTATGTGTCCCTGATCTGGGACCAAGCTGACGTGCTGGTGGACGTGACGGCCGGCGCGGTACGCAAGGCCGTAGGTGAGATGGACTGGCAGGCGCTGCTCGACTCGCCGCCCGAGGACGTGATCACTCCGCTCGTGCGCAAGTCGGTGAACCGGTACGGGTTCAAGATTCACGCGATCACCTTCACCGACATGGTGAAGGCTAACTCCATTCGGCTGATCCAGCCGGTCCCTGTGCACGAAGCTAACACGACGCAGCGCGTTTAAATGCTACAGTGCTACTGTTGCGGCCGGCCGCTCGATAAGAGCTTCACGCTCGTGTCTCTGAGCGACCACGCCGACCGAGTGTTCGTTCTTGCCAACGAGTGCGTTGCCCGGGTGCAGGATGCGAAGATCGTTATCAAGGTGAAGTCATGCAGTTAATGACCCTCGACTTCGAGACCTATTACGCCGACAACTACACGCTGAGCAACCTGTCCACGTCGGCCTACGTCATGGATCAGAGGTTCGAGATGATCGGCGTGGGCATCCGCTACGGTGACCGCCGCGCGTGGCTGGAGGAGTACCAGTGGCGTGAGTTCGCCCGCCGAGTGAACTGGTCACAGGTCGGCATGCTCTGTCATCACGCTCACTTCGATGGGTTGATCGCCTCGTACCACTACGGTGTGCGGCCGGGGTACTGGCTCGACACGCTGAGCATGGCGAGAGCACTGCATGGGGTCAACGTGGGCGGCAGCCTCGGCAAGGTGGCGAGGCACTACGACGTGGGTGAGAAGGGGACCGAGGTGGTGCAGGCCAAGGGCAAGCATCGCGCCGACTTCACGCCCGCCGAGTGGCAGGCGTACGGGGGGTATTGTTTAAATGACTGCTACCTGACCCTCGGCATCTTCCAGAAGATGATGCAGGTGTTCCCGCGTCCCGAGCTAGACCTGATTGACACGACCGTGCGTATGTTCACTGAGCCTGTGCTGGTGCTGGACCAAGCGATGATGGCCCAGTATTATGCCGACGAGGTGAAGCGCAAGGAGACGCTGCTGCTGGAGTGCGGCGCGGACAAGAAGGTGCTGGGCTCCGGCGACAAGCTGGCCGCACTGTTCCGGATGTTCAACGTCGAGCCCCCGACTAAGCCGAGCCCGAAGCGGAAGAACGCGGACGGCTCCCCCATGCGGGTGTGGGCCTTCGCTAAGACCGATCCCGGGATGCAGGAGCTACTGGAGCACGAGGACGACGACGTGCGCCTGCTCGCTGAGGCCCGGGTCGGCATCAAGTCCACCCTGAACGAGAGCCGCACTGCCCGTCTTCTCCGCCTCGGTGCGGACGGGCGACCGATGCCGGTGTATCTGAACTTCTCGGGCGCGCGCCAGACCAAGCGGTGGAGTGGGGGTGACAAAGTTAACTGGCAGAACTACGAGAAGACGAACAAGAAAAATCCGAAGAAGGGCATAATCCGCAAATCCATTCGCGCACCGAGCGGGTACAAGATCGTCAAGGCCGACGCGTCGCAGGTCGAGGCGCGCTTCAACGCATGGGAGAGCGGGCAGGACGACCTCGTGGCGCTGTTCGCCAGCGGTGAGGATGCGTACAACTACTTCGCCAGCGATGCGTACGGCCGCAAGATCGACCGGAAGAACGTGGCCGAGGACGAGTTGCCCGGACAGGTCGGGAAGATTTGCATCCTCGGCCTCGGCTACCGCATGGGGTACCTGCGACTGGCAGGCGAGCTACTGATGGGCCGAGGCGGGGCGGAGAAGGTGCAGTTTAAACGTGACGACATGGACCGCTTCGGCATCGACCCGTCCGCGTTTCTCTCGAACCCGCGCATCGTGCGGGAGATCAAGGACATGCCCAGCCGCCTGCCCGAGGCCGACCGCATGATCCACTGCGCCGTGACGAACTACCTCGTGCAGACCTATCGCCGTAAGATGGACAAGATCGCCGGCAACTGGGAATACTGGGACGAGGTGATCAAGTGGATGGCCTCGGGCCAGTACGTGGGGGCTAAGGTCGGCAACCGCGGACTGCTTACCCTCGTCGAGGATGGGCTGCTCATGCCGCACGGACTGGTGCTGCGTTACCCGCACATCGAGTACAGCAAGGAGAACGGCTTCAGCTTCCTCGCCGACACGGGCCAGCGTAAGCGGTTCCACGGGGGATTCATGGTGGAGAACTATACACAGGCTCTAACTCGTGTTATAGTGGCGGACGCTATGCGCGCCTTGACATGGGGACGCCAGCGTGCAGGGCTCCAGCCGTACAAGGTAGCGCAGATGGAGCACGACGCGCTGATGTGCGTCGTCGAAGAAGATCGAGCAGGCGAGTGTTACAACGATATGATGCGCGCGATTTCAACGTCGCCGACGTGGGCTCCGGGCTTGCCGCTCGCAGCCGAGGGCGGAATCTACGACACAATGGGAGGGTGAGATGACCGAACAGAAAGCACCGGAGCAGGACAACACGCCGAAGGTGAACCGCGAGGAGCAGAACCGAGCCCTCCTGCCGGAGATGCGCCGTCTGCTGCCGCCCATCCTGAAGGTCGGGACGATCTACCAGCAGGCTTATCCGTTCGACAAGACCCCCGCCGCTGTGGTGGATGCGGTCACGGTGGCGGTACCTCTGCGATCCTTCATGCTGATGGCCGGCCTCGTGACGAACCTCTGCCTCATGGAGGAGGAACGCGCTAAGGCCAGCGTCGCATTCCCGCAGGACCACCTCCCTGAGGGGGCGGCATGAAAATCTACACCGCCGCGACGTTCTCGGAACAGAACCGCATCCGTCATAACAAGGAGCGCCTGTTCCAGCTAGGGCACTCGGTCATCTCGACGTGGCTGGAGGAACAGATCAAGCCCGAGGGGATGACCGACGAGCAGTTCGGCCGCAAGATGGCGGCGAAGGACCTGCGCGAGATCATGTACGCTGACTGCTTCATCCTCGATCTGGAGAACCCCTCGAAGACGATGGGTAAGATGGTCGAGTACGGCTTCGCGCTAGCTAACCACAAGCTGATCTATCTGGTCGCGCCCGAGGGCACGATGACGAAGGGCCACGTGTTCTGCTTCTTGGCCGACCGCATCTTCCCCAACTGGGACAGCTTATTTAAACACTTCGAGGCGCACCACCCCGAGAAGAAACCTTCGGCGGTGGACTACGCTAAATCCATGACGGCGCAGAACGCCGTCGCCTGAAGGGAGGGACGCATGAAACTTATCGGACTGGCAGGCCCCGCCGGAGTGGGCAAGGACACCATCGCGGACTACCTCGTGGAGCACCACAACTTCACAAAGTTCTCGTTCAGCGACGCGCTGTACGAGGAGGTGGCTGCGGCGTTCGGCATCGACAAGGCGGTGCTCTACGTGCGCGAGACCAAGGAGCAGCCGATGACCGCGTTGCAGTACGCCTACTGCAAGGACAAGGTCTTCCGGAATGTGCTGTTCCACGCGGCGCGCGCGGCCGGCCACTACTACGCGATGGACGGGTGGTACTCGCCCCGGCAGATTCTCCAATGGTGGGGCACTGAGTACCGTCGCAAGCAGAACCCGGGGTACTGGATTTTTAAGGCCGGGCTCGTCGTGCGCGCCTACCTCGCGCTCGCGAAGGATGACCCCGAGACCCACCGGGGCGGGCTGGTCAACTGCTCCGTGCGCTTCCCGAACGAGCGCGCCTTCATCGAGATGTTCAACGGCGAGGTGTGGCACGTGCAGCGCCCCGACTGGGGCAAGGGGATGCAGTCGGGGGCCGCTGCGCACGTCGCCGAGATGGGGCTGGACGTGCTGGCGCGCGACAAGGTGGTGCTGAACAACGGCACAGTCGAGCAGCTTGGCACCGCCGCGAACCTGCTCCTCAGCAGCGAAGCCGGCAGCCAGATCAAGTGTGCCGTGGAGGGCCCCGAGCAGGTGACCTGCGTCACGTGCGGCTGGGTCCACATGGCCTACACGCGCGCCGAGGCGCAAGCCGAGGTGGACCGGTTCAATGCGTGGTACGTGCAGCAGACCGACGAGGTGAAGGCGCACTATGGCTCCACCATGAAGGGCGCGCACGTGGAGGACTACGAGGGCTGCGACCGCTGCGGCGGGAAGGTGTTCCGTCCGAGCAAGCCGGACGACGCGCCGGTCGGCTGCACCATCGGGCCGGTGATCTATGACCCGGCAGCCGAGGAAGCCGACCGCCGCTTCGGGCAGCCGCATTACGAGCACGGGGAAGGAGCATGAGGTCCTACGCTATCTACTTTATCGGGGGCCCGCTGGACCTGACCAAGCGCCGGGTCTTCTCGCCGAACATCAGCCGGACGTGGGTCGCGTTAGAGGAACGACCGCTACCTCTTGGCGAAGATCGGTTCAAAGCACTCACGACCCCCGCACCAGTGAAACACCTCTACCAGTATAAGGGGGATGTGAGCTTGTACGTCTCCGACGAGATCGCCTACATCTTTTACTACGAAGGCATCACGGAGTGATCCCCGCTTCCGCCATCCTGTCGCCGTGCCGCAAGTACCGCTACCACCTTCAGCGTACGTGGGTGCAGGCTGCACCGAGGCTATGCTTCATCATGCTCAACCCGAGCACGGCCGACGAGACGGTGGACGACGCCACGATCATACGCTGCCGAGCGCGCGCGATGCAGATGGGGATGGGCGGACTAGATGTGGTCAACCTATTTGCGCTGCGCGCGACCGACCCTATGGAGTTGTACGACTTCTTCGCGGACCCGGTGAGCGACCCGGCGGTCCCCGATTTAAATGACGACCATATACGAGCCGCCAGTAATCTCGCCGATATGGTGATATGCGCATGGGGCAGGCACGGCGCGCACCTCGACCGTGGTAGAATCGTACTGAAGAACCTGAGAAACACGGGCGCAGCACCGCACGCCCTTCGAATTAACAAGGACGGTTCGCCCGGGCACCCGCTGTACATCGCGTTGAAGCACCGGCCCTTCCCCATCTAAGGAGACCCCATGGTAAAGAAGGAACTTGCACTCGAAACACTCAACGCCTTGGCTCAGCACGGGAGCGCGGCGGCGGCTGCCCGCGCGCTGGGCATCCCGATCACCACCCTCAAGGATCGGCGCGATGCCGGCAAGACCATGGGGCTCAAGCCCACCGTCCCGAGCAGCGATGACCCGAAGCTCCTTCGCGCCGAGATTAGCCGGCTGAAGGCGGGCCTGAAGACCGCCGAGGGTCTGATGAACGACGCGCTGATCACGGAGGCCAAAGTACGTGACCAGATTATCGGCCTCGCCCGCGCACCGCTCACCGTGCCCGACTGGGTGGCGGCTCTACCGACCCAGCACTCCTCACCCGGCACGCCGACCTTGTTCTGTTCCGACTGGCACTGGGACGAGGTGGTCAAGGCCGAGCAGATCGGCGGCGTGAACAGCTTCAACCGCGAGATCGCTCACAAGCGTTTAAAGGCGCTGGTCGATACCGCTATCTACCTGCTCAAGATCATCTCACCGAAGATGGACTACCCCGGCATCGTCGTGCCGCTGGGTGGCGACATGATCTCGGGCAACATCCACGACGAACTTGTGGCGACGAACCAGTTCAACACCATGCCGACGATCCTCGACATCCTGAGCAAGTTAACGTGGATGATCGAGGAGTTATTGAAGGTGTTCCCTCGCGTCTTCCTGCCGTGCGTCTCCGGCAACCACGGGCGCAACACGCACAAGATATGGGCGAAGGATCGCCACGCGACCTCGTTCGATTGGCTGATCTACAACCTGCTCGCGCTGCGTTTCGAGAATGATAAGCGTGTGACGTTCCTGATCCCCGACGGACCCGACGCCTACTACAAGGTGTATGACCACCGGTTCCTGCTGACGCACGGCGACCAGTTCCGCGGCGGCGACGGCCTGATCGGTTGCCTCGGGCCTATCATCCGGGGCGACCACAAGAAGCGCAGCCGCAACGCGCAGATCGACATGGAGTACGACACGATGATCCTCGGTCACTGGCACCAGTACATCCACCACTCCCGCGTGATCGTCAACGGCTCGCTCAAGGGCTACGACGAGTACGCGTACACGAACAACTTCGGCTTCGAGCTTCCGCGTCAGGCGCTGTGGATCAACCACCCTAAGTACGGCATCACGTTCGGCATGCCGGTGCAAGTGGAGCGCAGTAAGTCCAAGGACGGGCCGGGCCGGGCACCGTGGGTGGCGGTCAAGTGATCTACCAAGCCCTCCTCTGTATCGACGGTGGCCCGCTGCCGGCGCGCGTGACGAGGTACATCCGCAACCCGTACCGCCGGGTGTGGGCAACTGACGAAGCGCGGTTGGACGAGATCGACAGCACCACAGTCGAGGAGCTAAAGCAGTTCCTGCTCAAGCCCAAGCAGCCCCCGGTGGAACAGGCCCCGGCCCCGAGGATCGCATGAGAATCTTCGGCGGTATCCTGCCCTTCCTCGGTCTGCGCACGCTACCCGTGGACAACGAAGGTGGCGTCACCGACGTGCCGCATGCCAACTACGAGGCCGAGTGCCTCGTGTTCGAATGGTTCGACGAGGGCGTACAGCTAGCGTTCTACGACCTGCGCCGGAGGCAGCGTGGCTAGGAAACCCTACGCCGCAGGACAGGTGATCACGTGGAGCCCGTCACGGGTTAACACGTTCAAGAAGTGCGCACGCATGTTCCACGAGGAGGCGAACCTGCGCACCGTGCCGTTCGTCCAGAGCGTGCAGCAGTTGGAGGGCGACAAGGTACACAAGATGCTCGACAAGCGCATCAAGCTCGAAGCCGCCCTCCCGACCGAGTACATCCACCTCGAAGACGTGGTGGTCCCCATCGAGCGCGCGCCGGGCCGGACGATGGCCGAGCAGAAGATGACGATCAATGCGCACTTCAAGCCTACCGGCTGGTTCTCGGATGACGCGTGGTGTCGCATCATCGTGGACGTGATGAAGATTAACGACCAGCGCGGGTTCATGGGCGACTGGAAGACCGGCAAGCCGAACTTCGACCAGTACCAGTTGAAGCTGAATGCCGCCATCGGGTTCATCTTCTTCCCCTCGCTGGAGCAGATCGTCACGGCTTACATCTGGCTGAAGACGAAGACGCTGGACCCCGAGACGTATCACCGAGCCGACCTGCCGCGCATGTGGCAGGAGCTTCTTCAGGAGCCGACGCGCATGCAGGAGTACAGCAACCGGGACTACTGGCCCGAGCGTCCCGGCCGGCACTGCGGGTGGTGCGGAGTGAACAAGCAAGGGCGGTGCACCTCGGCATCGGAGAAGTATCGTGGAACTTAGCGCCGCCGACATGGAGGACATCGCCGTCTCGAACGCGGAGCTAGCGGCCGAGCTTGCACGTAAGGAGAACGGGGAGCCGGTCGTGCTCCTCGTCTCAGGCCACGAGTACATGGAGGTGATCTCGAAGACCGAAACCACTATCACGGGGACCTTCTACAACCGCTACAGCGAGACGCTGCTCAGCGACTTGGAGCAGCGGGGCTTCCGTCCAGTGCGCGCGCTGCGCGTGATCAAGGCGAATGGGAATCGGGCGTACCTCGTACAGACCCCCAATGGCCCGGACGTTTACACGGGCGGCAAGTACCACCCAGCCGTGAGGAAAAAGAAATGACCCGCCTCAAGTTCGAGCAGAGCGAAAACGATGTGAAGAAGCTCGTGAAGAAGTGGTATGATGCGCGTGGTGCATGGAGTTACGCGCCCATCCAGACCGGCATGGGCGAGCACGGCATCCCTGATCGGATCGGCTGCGTGCCGGTGAAGATCACGCCCGAGATGGTGGGCATGACGGTGGGTGTGTTCGTGGCGGTCGAAGCGAAGAAGCCCGGCCGGCGGGGGGAGCAGCGCGGGGGGATGACTCCCGCACAGAAGAACCAAGCGGTGGAGATCAACGAGGCGCACGGGATCGGTGCGCTCGCGGATGGGGAGGAGGACCTGAGTCTGCTTAGCAGTGTTCTAGGCTGGCTGCAACGAGGGTCCCATCAGGCGCATGCGGCTTTCACGAGGAGGATCGGGGAACATGGCTGACATCATCGACGACGCACAAGCCTACAACGAACTCCATCAGGAGGTGTCGTTAAAGAACCAGCAGGCGAAGATGCGGCCAGAGTCGCACCCCGACTTCGATGGCTGGCACTGCGTGGACTGCGAGGAGGAGATTCCCGCCAAGCGTCTCGGCTGGGGCCGTATCCGCTGCGTCGGGTGTCAGGAGTTCAAGGAGCGGATGGACCGCGCGATGCAACGCAACGGACGACCGGAGGAGCTATGACCGACCCACTGAAGCCCAGCCCCACGCTGCTGATTAAGCTCGGCAGCATGGGGGTTCACTACGAGGAGATGCTGTCCCGCAAGGGCCACGAGTTCGACAAGCACGCCCTCGACACGCTGACTAACGATGCGGAGGTACGCGAGTGGTTCTCGTCTATGGACAAGATGGCGTTCCTGCCGAGGAAGCGATGATCCCCTTCACCCTGTACCTGACGGGCAGCGTGATCCTGACGTTCGCCTCGGTCTACGGACTAGTGGGCGCGAAGGTCCGCGGTGAGTCCACGGTGACACACTGGTGCTTTACCGTCGCGAGCGTGGTGTTCTGCCTCGGCGGAATCGCTGGACTGGTGGGACTGTGAAGCCGCGTATCCGCTGGTCCCCGGTATGGGGCAAATGGATTTGCTACGTCCCCGGTGTGTATCGTGGACATTGGAAAGTTGGCGCGGGCTGGACACCCGAGGCGGCGTACTATGACTGGAGAAGCCGCTGAACTATCTGATCCACCCACAGCAGCGCGCGGTCATTGTGCCGGGGGACGAGAGTCTCCCGGTTCGCATTCCATCCGCCCGTCCGCTCGACTACAAGGGCAAGCGCCTATGGGCGGTGCCGTACAACACGTGGGAGACGCAGGTCCTGCGCACCATGGGTTACCTCGTGCCCTCGCCCATCGGCACGTACTACGACTGGCCGCGCGAGATCACGCAGGTGCCCCAGCCGTTCCACAACCAGATTGAGACCGCGGGGTTCCTCACGCTTAACCACCGTGCGTACTGTTTAAATGAGATCGGGACCGGCAAGACCCTCGCCGCGCTATGGGCCGCGGACTGGCTGATGCGCGAGCGCCTGATCCGCAAGGCGCTGATCCTCTCGCCGCTCTCGACGCTGGAGCGGGTGTGGGCGGACGGGGTGTTCATCCACCTGCGCGAGCGCAGCCTCGCCGTACTCTACGGTCCCGCCGCTAAGCGACGCAAGCTATTCGCCAACAACGCGTTCGACTTCTACGTGATCAACCACGACGCGCTCGACATCATCGCCGAGGTTAAGTGGAAGCAGAAGAAGGCGGGCAACGACAAGGCCACAGGTCAGCCGGTCTACCAGCAGGTGCTCGACACGGTGAAGCTCCTGCGCGATGACATCGACCTCGTGATCATCGACGAGCTTGGGGCCTACCGCAACGGGACCACGAACCGCTGGAAGGTGCTCGACCTCACGCTCGACCCGAAGATGTGGGTGTGGGGCATGACGGGCACGCCGATCCCCAACGCGCCGAGCGATGCCTACTCCGAGATGAAGCTGATCACGCCGGCTCGGGTGCCGCGTTACTTCACCGAGTTCCGACACATGGTCATGCAGCAGATGACGGACTATATCTGGATCGCGAAGAAGGAAGCGCCGATCACGGTGTACGAGTGCATGCAGCCGGCGATCCGGTTCACGAGGGACGAGTGCTTCGACCTGCCCCCGTGCACCTACTCGACCCGCGAGGTGGAACTTACAGCCGAGCAGAAGCGCCACTACAAGGAGCTTGCCAAGCAGCTTTACACCGAGATCGGCGAGGGTAAGATCACCGCCGTCAACGAGGGCGTGAAGCTGGGCAAGCTGATCCAAGTCGCGTGCGGCGTGGTGTACGACAACGAGGGCGTGCACCGTGAGATCGGTGCGAAGCCGCGCATCGACGCGGTGCGCGAGATCATCGAGCAGACCGAGCACAAGGTCATCATCTTCGTCCCCTTCCGAGCGCCGCTCAACCTACTGGAGCGCGAGCTATCGAAGGAGTTTAAATGTGCTGTGGTCCACGGGGACGTGAGCAAGGGCAAGCGCGATACGATCTTCGCCGACTTCCAGACCCTGCGGGAGCCGCGCGTGCTGATCGCCGACGCCGGCACCATGTCCCACGGGCTCACGCTCACCGAGGCAGCCACCATCGTCTGGTACGGTCCGGAGACATCCAACGACACCTACACGCAGGCCAACGGGCGGATCACCCGGCCGGGCCAGAAGAACAACCAGCACATCATCCACCTGTCCAGCATGGGAGAGGGAAAACTCTATGACCGGCTGGGTGAACGTGGTAGAATTCAGGATATACTTCTTGACATGGTGCGAAAGGGGATTGCGCTATGAGACGCCGTACAGTGGGGGCTCCGGCCCCGGCCAAGCCGACCGAGATCGACAGGCAGTTCCTGCGGCAGCTTCTTCAGCTATGCCACCCCGACCGGCACGACTCGTCACACCTGTCCGTGATGGTGTTTCAGCGGCTGCAAGATGTCGGTAAAGAACTTGACAAGACTACAATCGCACGGTAAGATGCGCAGATCATTAACGTACACGGGGGCCCGATGACCAGTTTTCTCGCGACATTGTTCCTGTTCCTTCTATCCTTCGGTGTCAGCGCGCTGATGATGATTCACGGCTGGGGTGTGGAACCCAAAAGCTGGACCATCATCGCGTTCGGGTGGTTCGGGTCCGTCGTCCTGATGGCCCTATCGGGTCTGGTCGGGAAGCAGTCGTGAGCGACACCCCCAACATCGAAGCCGTCATCGGCAAGTACATTGACCTGCGCGACGCCGTGTCGCGCGAGACCGAGGCACTAAAGGATCGCCTCGCGCCGATGCAAGCCGCCATGAAGACCATCGAGACGTACCTGATGGACGTGGCGATCAAGACCGGGCAGACCAAGTTCGGCACCCAGTACGGCACCGCCTTCATCGCGACCAAGACCGGCTGCAACATCGCCGACAAGGATGCGTACTGGAACTACCTCATGGAGAACCCCACCGAGCGCCGGCACCTGCTGACGCTCTCGGCGAACAAGACCGCCGTGGGGGAGCACATCGAGAAGGCCGGCACGCCGCCGCCCGGAATCAACTGGGTGGCGATGAAAGAAATCCAGATCAGGAGGAAGTGATGGACCGCCGGATCGAAATCCAGTTTGAGCTTGAATCGGGGCACGCTGTCACGATCCATCTTTCGCAGTACAGCGACCCCACCATCGCTGACTCGCTGCTTAACGGCCGCGTGAAGGCAGTCGAGGTCAGGGAGCGCCGGGTAATCACCGAGACGCGCACTGTTCGTTTCAACGTCAACTAGGGAGGGAACCATGTCCAGCAATACCCAACTCGCAATCCCCGTCGATATCCCCGCGCACATCCGCGAACTGGCTGCGAAGGCCGGCGAGCAGAACAAGGGCGCGCTCGGCGGCATCAAGGCCGGCAGCTTTCCCCGCCTCAGCATCGGGGGCTCGAAGTTCTCCGTGGTGGAGGGCGGCGAGAAAGTCCTACTGACCGACGCCGACCGGCCCGACCTGCCGGCAATGGAACTCCAGCTTGCCATCGTGGGGTTCAACTCCGCGGTCTCGAAGCAGTTCTATCCGGGTGAATTCGAGGAAGGCAACAGCGACGAGCCGACCTGCTCGTCCGACAATGGCATCGTGCCGGACCCGCACATCGCAGCGCCGCAGCACAGCAACTGTGCCCAGTGCCCGAAGAACGTGTGGGGCTCGAAGGTGACGAAGCAGGGCAAGCAGGTGAAGGCGTGCTCCGACAACAAGCGGATCGCCGTCATCCCCGTGCACGACATCGCCAACGAGCAGGCGCTGGACCTGACCATCAAGCCCGCCTCGCTCAAGCCGTGGGCCGAGTTCGTCCGCGCGCTCGACGCCAAGGGCATCCCGGTGGACTCCGTGGTGACCAAGCTACAATTCGACCCGTCGGCCAACTTCCCGAAGCTCATGTTCAAGTTCGGCGGGTTCCTCACGCCCGAGCAGATCGCCGCGCTGGCGCTCCGTGCCAAGGGCGACGACGTGCGCCTGATCACCAGCCCCCGCCAGAGCACCGCTACGGGTCCCGTGACGCCGCCTGCCGCACCGGCAGCGACGCCTGCCCCGGCACCCGCCCCGGCAGCGCCCGCCGCTCCTGCGGCCCCTGCTGCGCCCGCAGCCCCCGCTCCGGCTCCCACCCCTGCCCCGACCCCGGCTCCCGCCGTGTTCGACCCCTACGCCGGCCTGCCGGCGCACGTGAAGGGCGCAGTCGAGGGCGCAGGCGGGCTCACCAATGAGGTCGGCAAGTCGGTCTACAAGGCCCTCACGGGCAGGGACGCACCGACAGCCCCGGCACCCGCCGCACCGAAACCGGTGGACCCCTTCGAGGGCCAGCCGGCTCACGTGAAGATGGCGGTCGAGGGCGCTGGCGGGCTCGGCACCCCGGCTGGCATGCAGGTTTACAAGGCCCTCGCTACGATCACAACCACACCCGGTACGCAGGCCGACTCCAAGCCGGCGCGCAAGACGCGCTCCGCTGGCAAGAGCGCGACACCGCCGGCTCCGACGCCGCCCGCCCCGCAAGCCGCGGCACCCGCCGCACCTGCGGGCCCGAGCTTCGCAACGCCACCCGCTACCGCACAGGGCGGACTGGGTGCTGACCTCGACGCGCTGCTTGCCGGCGCGATGGGCGTCCCGACGAAGTAAGCTGCGCGGCCGATGTAGCCGCGCGTGGCACCCCGACGGGTGTTGTGTCACCCTTTACCTCGGTTGACGACCGAGGGCACCCGTCGGTTTTTCTTGGGAGGGATCATGGCGTTCGATTGCAAAAAATTCAGTCATGTAATGGCCCACAGTGGGCTCACGAAGGCCGAGCTTGCTAAGCTGTTCGGTGTCAGCCGGCAGGCGCTGTACCTCTGGTGCGACCGCGCGCCGGGGCAGGTGACCCTCGCCGAGCGCGCCGAGAAGTACACCGACGGGATTATCGCCGCCATGAGCAGGGGGCTGCTGCCGTTCTCAGCGACCGTGTCGCCGGAGCGTCGGACCGAGTTCCTGCTCACCATGGCGAAGCGCCTGCACACCCTCACGGCCCCCAAGTAGAGGGCCGGTGCAACTCCTCGACTTCCTCAAGGCCGTGCTGCCGGAGGACGACAGCTTTTATTTCGTAGCTGTCCCGTCCCCATCAGGCAAGGGCTTTAGCCACACCTCCTGTTCCTCCATCGAGGAGCTTGCGCATCGCATTGCGCACCTCGAAGCGAACACGGCGCAGAATATCTACTTCGCCACCTCGGGCTTCCGAGCAGAGTTCGTGGACCGCCCGGTGCAGGACCGCACGACCGGCGAGACCAAGGTCAAGCGGCAGCACCGCATCAAGGAGAACGTCAAGCTAGTTAAAGCGTTCTGGCTGGACCTCGACGTGGGTGCGGCCGAGGCCGGCAAGGCTGCGAAGTACCCGGATCAGCGCACGGCCATCGTTGCTTTAAACGACTTCCTCGTGAAGACCGGCCTGCCCCGCCCGATGATCATCTCGTCGGGCTACGGCGTGCACGTGTACTGGCCGCTCACGACAAGCGTACTACCGGGCCAATGGCGGGCGACCGCTCTACAGTTGAAGGAGCTTACAGTCGGCCTCGGGCTACTCGCTGACTCCACGCGCACCGCCGACGAGTCGAGCGTGCTCCGCCCGGTCGGCACGACGAACCGCAAGATCAAGAACGACGTGGCCGGCGCGATGCCGGTGCGCTGCCTGCTGCCGCTCGAAGGCCAGCCCATCCCGGTCGTCGAGTACGGCGTGTTCCACACGACGATCCTCGCGGCGATGAAGGCGAACAAGGTCGAGGAGTTGGACACCGACAAGAGCAAGGGGCTGAAGGTTAACCCCGAGGACATGATCGTCCCGGTCGGCGGGTTCCAGAAAGTCTCAGCCATCAAGGTCGCCGAGCGGTGCAACCAGATCAAGCTGTTCCGCGAGACGGGCGGCATAAGCGAGCCGCACTGGTACCGCGCGATCCAGATCATGCCCCACACCATCGAGGGCGAGAAGCTCGCGCACGAGTGGAGCGCCAAGCACAAGGAATACACCGAGCCGGCAACCGAGGCCAAGCTCGCGCAGATTCGCGGCATGGGCCCGACGCTCTGCTCGACGTTCAACACGGCGAACCCGGACGGTTGCAAGAACTGCCCGTTCGCTGGTAAGATCAGCACCCCGCTCCAGCTTGGCATGATCGTGGAGGAGGCCCCGGCTCCGAAGGTCAAGGAGATCGTGGATGGGGAGGAGCGCGAGGTTGAACTGCCGAACCCGCCGTGGCCGTTCAAGCGGGGATCGGACGAGCAGCCGGGGCTCTACATCGAGATTGATCAAGGGGTCCCGGTCCGTTTCTACCCCTACGATTTGTATCCCACCGTCATCATTAACGACGCGGGGAAGCTGGAAGGGAGCGTCGGCGTGCGGCACTGGTTGCCGCGTGAAGGCTGGCGCGATTTCAACCTAGCGTTGGCGTCGATTGAAGCGCCGCGCGAGTTCCTCGGGGCCATGCGGAACAACTTCGTTAACCCCGAGAACGGAAAATACATGGTGGCCTATATGGATGCGTACCTACGTGAGCTTCAGGACAAGATGAAAATCAAGCAGCTTCACACGAAGATGGGGTGGCTGCCGGATCACTCGTTCCTGCTCGGCTCGAAGATGTTCACCAACAAGGGCACCCACCCGGCAGGGCTGTCGTCCACGGTCAGCACGAAGATCGTGAACAGCTACCATACTCGCGGGACGCACGAGGCATGGAGCGACGCGATCAAGCTGTTCGACCGCGAGGGGCTGGAGGCCCACCTGTTCAGCATCCTGATCGGGTTCGGTGCACCGCTCCTCAAGCTCACCGGCCACGGTGGCGCAGTCGCCGCGATGCTGGGGGACAGCAACGCCGGCAAGACCCTGAGCGCCCGGGCGATGGCGTCGATCTACGGCAACTTCGATCCGTTCAAGGCGGGCAAGACCGACACCTTCAACGCACGCATCGAGCGCCTCGGCATGCTGTCGAATCTGCCGGTGTACCTCGACGAGACGACGAACATCAAGGCCGAGGACGTGAGCGAACTTATGTACCAGATCAGTCAGGGCGTCGGGCGCACGCGCCTGCGCAGCGACTCGACCGTGCGCGAGGCCGCGGAGTGGAGCACCATCGTGCTCACCTCGGGCAACCGCTCGATGGCGGGCCGGCTGCTGGAGGCGAAGGTGGACCCCGAGGCCGAGCTTGTCCGACTGTTCGAGTACACCGTGGCGAAGCACAAGTGGTTCGAGGCCGACATGCCGGGCATCTACGACGTGCTCGACCAGAACTACGGGCACGCGGGGGAGAAGTACATCAAGTATCTGGTGCAGTTGGAGGAGCCCGACACGAAGGCGCGCCTGCGCGAGATGACGGAGAACTTCAGCAAGTCGGTCATCTTCGAGGGGAAGGAGAGATTCTGGTACGCGCTCGTCGCCTGCGTGCTCTATGGCCTGTGGCTGGCCGACGGCTCGGGCGCGCTCAAGTTCGCCAATGCGAACGCGACCTATCAGCGGATGTGGAAGTGGTGCACGGAGCAGATCATGCGCCAGCGCACAGCCGTGGCGGACAATAAGTTCTCGTCGGTCGAGGCCCTCTCGATGTTCCTCAACGCGCACCTCGCCGACCGGCTGGTGGTGTCGGAGATGGGCAAGGGCATGGTCGCCGTGATCAAGCCGCCGGCCGCGCACGGGAAGCTGCTGATCGAGTACAACCAGACAACCGGGATCATCAACATCGACCAGAACGCGATCCGGAACTGGTGCAGCAAGGCTCAGCTTAACACCCACGAAATCAGGACCGAGCTTACGAAAGCGGGCATCCTGATCGACCACGGTGCGCGCGACTTCAAGGTCACGATGGGCCGTGGCACGCAGTTCAAGGGCGGGCAGACTCGCGTGTGGCAGGTGAACGCCAAGCACGCGGCGCTCGATGGCATCGACAAACTTCTCGAACGAGACCCGGAGGTGGCAGCATGAACAGGATCATCGAAGCCGCTAATGCCTATTGGGCTCGGACCGAGTGTGTGATAATGCAAGCGGTGCTCGACAGCTTCTACCACGACCGTGACATCCCTGTGATTCAGGTGCCACCGCCCCCGTGGGCCCGGGATCAGACCTACTATCTTTACAATCTCGGCGAACAGCAACGCATCTACCTGTAAGGAGGTGACATGACCCTGAAAGAAGTGAAGGACGCGATTAACAAATTCTTCAGCGATACGAGTCGCAGCCCAGCGAAGACCCGCGAGGGGCTCGAAGACTTGGTGTGCGAGTTGGAGGTCATGCTCGACGCTCTGAAAGCGGACATCCGCCGATGACCCAACTCTACGTGGCGACGCTAGCATTTAAACGCAACCAGTCCATGGTGGCGATGGTCCGCAAGACCCGAGGGCCGGCGATCCTGCACGGGAAGTGGAACGGGATCGGCGGCAAGATCGACCTCGGTGAGTCCCCGGTCGGAGCGGCGATCCGCGAGCTACACGAGGAGGCCGGCATAGTAGTGCAGAAGGATGACATGGTCTCCATCGAGCACCAGCGGTTCAACATCCTCACAACCGAGGAGTGTCACGTCTACTGGTACGCCGTCAACGTCCCCAACGGTACGGAGATGCCGGACGCCAACGATGTCGGGGAACTGCTGAAGTGGGTCCCGACGAACTGGCTGTCGCACCTCGGCTGCCCCATTGCTACGAGCCCGAACATCGAGTACCTCGTGCCCAAGGCGGTGACGTTCCTCCGGAAGGACCCACTTGATCGGCCATGCTGATCTGTGAGACAATTGACCTGTCGCGCGCATCCTCTGCGTCCGCGGCCCGGCAGCGCCGCTCCCCTCCCCCTGCGCCCCTGCCGGTTCTTTTTATCTGCGGGGTGCTGGAGGTGCACATGAGCGGCGACGGGATTTTTGTTGACAGTGACGGATGGACCGACGGGCTGAAGAAGTTCATTGACGGCGTGGGCGATGCTTGACATGGACGGATGGGACGAGTAAGATTCAGGGTTCGACGGTGACGCTAGTGTAGTGGTAGCAAGGCACGCTGTGAACGTGCAAGCGAGGGTTCGATTCCCCGCGCCACCCCAGTAATCAACAGAGGAGAACAGAGACATGAGCAAAGCCGGCAAACGACCGCGACCCAAGCCACCCTACATCAGGGGGTAGGCTAGTCTGGTCAAGTCACCCGGCTTGGAACCGGGAGATCGTGGGTTCGAATCCCACCCTCCTGACCATTTCGTAGGCGCTGTGGTCCCTCGGGCTCTACGGGGATTCGGTGCCCGCCGCGGCGAGTGAGTCCCCGGGTACGACCTGCCCGAGCACTCCGACCGCACAGCGCCTTCGAAATGGGGTTGTAGCTCAGATGGGAGAGCGCCGCACTTGCAATGCGGATGTCGCGGGTTCGATCCCCGCCTTCTCCACCAGAACATCGCGCCCGTAACTCAGCGGACAGAGTGCGTGGCTACGAACCACGGAGCCGGAGGTTCGATTCCTTCCGGGCGCGCCAGAACGATTGCGGAGTAGAGCAGTGGTAGATCGCCGGCCTCATAAGCCGGAGGCCGTGGGTTCGATCCCCACCTCCGCTACCAGACAGAGCGGGCTTGGTACATAGGTGTGCGACAGCCTTCCAAGCTGTTCTAAGTGGGTTCGAGTCCCACAGTCCGCTCCAGATTTTGCTGTGTAGCTCAGTGGCAGAGCAATCGACCGATAATCGATAGGCCGGTGGTTCGAGCCCACCCGCAGCAACCAGACGTTGCCCTGTTGGATGGAATTGGCAGACACGCTTGGCTTAGAACCAAGTGCCGCAAGGCGTGGGGGTTCGAGTCCCTCACAGGGCACCAAGGATAGCTCCCGTAGCTCAGTTGGCAGAGTGCCCGCCTTGTAAGCGGGATGTCGCAGGTTCGATCCCATGCCGGGAGCACCAGTATCACGACGTGGCCGAGAGGCGAGGCAGGCGGCTGCAACCCGCCTCACACAGGTTCGAATCCTGTCGGCGTGTCCAGATTTAAATGGGTGATTAGACCGCTAAGGACGCGGGGCAGGCTGTAAACCTGTCGGCCATCGGCCCGCCGCGGATCGTTACCGTGATTGCCCACCAGTATTTCCGGAGTAGCTCAGCGGCAGAGCGGCGCACTGTTAATGCGTTGGTCGGTGGTTCGATCCCATCCCCCGGAGCCAGTTTAAACGGCCTGTTAGTTCAGTGGCAGAACGGGGGTCTCCAAAGCTCCATACGGGGGTTCGATTCCCTCGCGGGTCGCCAAGTCTCGTAATCTGCAAGTGGCTAGCGGGCGGACCTTCACTCCGTCGTAGTGGGTTCGATTCCCACACGGGACACCAGATTTGTAGTACGATGGCGAGGTAGCTCAGTCGGTAGAGCGGCAGCCTGAAAAGCTGCGCGTCGCAGGTTCGATCCCTGCCCGAGCCACCAACGGCGTTGTAGCTTAATGGTAGAGTGCACCCCTGTCACGGGTGAAGGTACGGGTTCGAATCCCGTCAGCGTCGCCAGTATATTCGGGATTCGCGAATTGCGAATACTTCGAGAAAGAGTTTGCGCCTGTAGCTCAGGGGTAGAGCGGCGGTCTTACAAGCCGCGGGTCGGTGGTTCGAAACCATCCGGGCGTACCAGCATTGGAGCGTTGGGTGAGTGGACTAAACCACCGGTCTTGAAAACCGGCAGCCCCGTAAGGGGTACGCGAGTTCGAATCTATGCACGCTCCGCCATTGCACGACGTACCCAAAGTGGGTACGATACTACCCAAGGAGGGTATTGTGAGCTTCAAACGCACAGCCGATAAGCAGCGCCCCGACTGGCCGTGGACCGCGCGACAGCGCAGGACCAAGGCTGGTGGCCGCAAGACGCGTAAGTTCGCGCGTCACCAGCGGTCGAAGTAATCTGTTGGGGTGACGCACGACGGGAATGTGCACCCGCCTTTGAAGCGGGTTCTTTGTGAGTTCGAATCTCTCCACCCCTGCCATGCGCTCGTGGTTGGAATAGGCAGACACGGCGGACTCAAACCCCGCTGCCGCGAGGCGTACAGGTTCGAGTCCTGTCGAGCGCACCATTTAAACGGGATCGTGGCAGAAGGGTAGATGCATCCGGCTTTTAACCGGACGGCGGTGGTTCGAGTCCAC